CGTGATCGCAATGAAGGGCAGCGGCAATACGGTGGTCTTCAGCAGTAAGAACCGTGCGCCGTGGACGGTAGGCACTTACAGGACAAAGGTAAAATCCGGCACGATCGGGAGCAATGTTAAACCGACGAACATGGACTACTGGTACTATAAGTGCAGCAATATGACATCGGCGCCGGAGCTTCCGACTGCAGAGACAACGGCTAAACGGACCAGGGAAGTGAGCGGGAATGAAACATGCGTGATCAGCGTTGCATATGCATGGGCTGGTACAGGAATAACAGAGGCGCCGCAGCTGCGGAATGGCGTAGAGAATGCGAATCATGCATTTTCGGGGTGTGGGCAGCTTGCGACAGGTTCGGATATTCCGCGTACGGCTAATGACATTACGGGCATGTATCGGGACTGCAGCAGCTTGACCGGAGCAATTCAGGTAAACTGCGGTAACGAAACATCATGCATAGGCTTTGTATCCGGAGCAGCGACTAATAAGGACTGCCACCTTACCATAACCGTAACATCGGGAAATTCACCGCTTATGGAGACAATTAAGACCGATAATTCAGGTAATCTGAATATTACGGTCATAGAATCACAGACATCTACCCCTGAACCCGTTTTTAGCGTATCTGTAGCTGATCAATCAGGGCGAGAAAGAGATACCGTAACATTTACTGCAAATGTCTCAAATGGAACTGCGCCATATAAGTATGAGTGGACTAAATATAGCGATGGGAATAGAGTTGATTTTTACTCTGTGAATAGTCCATCTATAGAAGTTACAGTTACTTCGGAACCAAACCAGCAATATAAGTGCGTAGTAACGGATATTTATGGACAGACTGCAGAGGCCATCGGAACGTTAAAGGTTGTTAAGTCAGTGCAGAGCTGGAATATAGGAGCGGCAAATGGGACTACGACATATGATGCTTCAGCTAAATCAGGCGCCGGAAACGGTACTTCAGATGTAGTTGCCACTTTATATGATAACGGCTTACTTGAGGTGACAGGTACAGGCAATACGGTAGTGTTCGATTCTTTAGGTGCGAACGCCGAGGCTCCGTGGACTTCAGATACATACAAATCACAGGTAAAGACGTCGACGATAGCATCCGGCGTCACGCCTACAAATATGGAGTGCTGGTATACTAACTGCACCGCGCTTACTGCAGCACCTACGATACCGAGCAGCGTGACGGATATGGGCCATACATTCGATGGCTGCACTGCGCTCACGACAGCACCGACGATACCGAGCAGCGTGACGGATATGACCGGTACATTCAATGGCTGCACCGCACTGAAGGCAGCACCGACGATACCGGGCAGCGTGACGAATATGAATTCTACATTCGGTGCCTGCACCGCGCTCACGACAGCACCGACGATACCGAGCAGCGTGACGAATATGAGCAATACATTCAGTGGCTGCAAAGCGCTCACCGGCACGATGCAGATAAACGCCAATCCAACAAGCTATGTTGCTTGTTTCGCTTCGGCCTCGATCAACGAAGGAACGCACCTGACGGTAAACTACACGTCAAATTGCACAAATATCGATGCTATCATTGCGACTAAATCCTCTGGATCAAATATTTCAAGAGGAAATCTCATAACACCATAATTAATCAAAACTCATAACTATCGAGGAGGCAGCCAGTAACTGCCTCCTTATGTATTACAAAAAAATCTTTACTTGCGAACAGACGTTCGATATAATATCCGTATGAAGATATTAGCAAAACCAATAAACACGATAGTTGTGTTCGAAGAATCAAAATATCCCATGCCGTACCGGTTCAGATACGTTGACGATAAGGGAACGGCACAGGATGTTTACGTAGATAAATTCATAAACATCGAAGAAAAGAAGATCGCCGGTATCCGTACCATAAACTATTCATGCAAGAGCAGGATAGGCGGTCTTGATACCAGGTACGAACTCAAGTACGTAATCGACGATCCCAGGTGGGAACTATATAAGATGTAAAACGCTGTCACTTTGGCAGGAGCAAATACGCTCCTGCTATTTTTTTATTGCTTTTTTATTTGGGGTTGATTTTCTCGTCAGGGAATAGAGGAAGGCCTGCGTAGAACTGAGGCAAAAACTTTGCATATAAGCCGGAAAAGCATCTCACAAGTCTCCTTAGTAAGTTAGAGAAAGTCGCGCATAGTAAGGAGGCACATATTATGGAGCACGTAAAAAAGGTAACCGCAGACTTTGTTTCAAAGACCGATCCAAGGTGCATGACAAAAGAAACGATGCAGAAGGATTTTGATTACATGATGGCACAGAAAATGACGCAAACTCTTCTTGGCAATGGATATATAACCAAAAGCGAATTCGACAAAATCACCGCAAAAAATAAAGAGACTTTCTTTCCATACATGGCGGAGTTGATGCTTTAAATGACTTGCTATATATCACATTCAGAGCCAATATGTCACTACCATGGAAGGAGGTGAGTTGATGCAAAGGATAACAAAAATCGAAGGGGCGCCGGGGCTTAAAAAGAAGATCCGCGTTGCAGCATACGCCAGGGTGTCTACGGACTCAGAAGAACAGCTCGTCAGCCTTGCTACGCAGAAAGACCACTATGAAACCTACATAAAGAAGAATCCAGAGTGGGAGTACGCAGGACTTTATTACGACGAAGGCATCACAGGTACCAAGAAGGAAAAAAGGAAAAGCCTGCTTAGGATGCTCGCTGACTGCGAGTCGGGGAAGATAGATCTTGTGATTACAAAGTCGATATCAAGGCTGGCCCGTAACACGACGGACTGCCTGGAGATCGTCCGTAAGCTTCTGGGACTTGGAATTTACATTTACTTTGAGAAGGAAGACCTGAACACCGGCAGCATGGAGTCGGAGCTCATGCTGACGATCCTTTCAAGCCTTGCCGAAAGCGAGTCGGTTTCTATTTCCGAAAACGAGAAATGGAGCATCCAGCGCAGATTTAAAAACGGCAGCTTCGTCATTGGCTACCCGCCGTACGGTTACAGGAACGAGGACGGCAAAATGGTCATCGCTGAGGAAGAGGCTGAGATCGTAAAAGAAATCTTCTCGGCTTCTCTTTCTGGGACCGGGACTTATAAGATCGCGAAGGGACTGAATGCAAAAGGTGTGAAAACGAAAAGAAACGGCTGTTGGACCTCATCTACTGTGAAGGGGATTCTTACAAACGAGAAGTACACCGGCGACGTTATTTTCCAGAAGACATATACGGACAGCAGTTTTACCCGTCACGTCAACTACGGAGAATATGACCAGTACCTGGTAAAGGACCATCATGAGGCGATCATCAGCCATGAGGACTTCGACCGGACAGCTCAGGTCCTTGCTCAGCGTGGTAAAGAAAAGAGCAACACCGGAGAGACCGGCAAGTACCAGAAACGATACGCGTTTTCGGGAAAGATCAGGTGCGGAAGCTGCGGGTCCAAATTTAAGAGGAGAAAGCATTATAAGCCATCCGGCAATTACATCGTCTGGGCCTGCAGCACGCACCTTACTGATAAAAACGCCTGCGAGATGATGTACATTGAGCAAAGTGAGATCGAGGAAGCATTTATTACAATGATGAACAAGCTGATCTTTTCAAAGAAGCAACTTCTGAAACCATTCGCAGAGGCACTTAGTGGCACCAATGGAACAGTAAACATCCGCCGTATGCAAAATCTTGAACAGCGCCTAGAGAAAAACAAGGAACAAGAAGAATTTCTTAAAAAACTTTTGGCCAGCGGTTACCTTGATACGGAGCTTATTAGTAGGATCAGAAATGAAATACAGTCGAAATACGATTATTTGAAGAATGAAAAAGCAGCGCTTTCTGAAAGCATCAGTGGATCATTGGTTCATGCAAAAGAAGCAAAGATGCTTATACGATTTATCGATAAAGCAGGTGTTCTTACAGAGTTTGATGATTCGGTATTTAATGATTATGTGAATGAGATCCGTGTTCTATCGAGAGATGAGCTAGAGTTTCAATTAAAATGCGGACTGAAAATAAAGGAAAGGTTGGTGAGAAAATGAGACAAGTGTTATTAGGCTACCGGATTGAAAATGGTGAAGCAAAAATCGAAGAGGCTGGTGCAAATAAGGTAAGGTCATTGTTTGAAGCATACAATGACGGCCTTTCTATAAAGAATGCTGCAGAGAAAGCCAGGATCAGCGGGTACCCAACATGCATAGGACGTATTCTGAAGAATAAACGGTACCTGGGAGATGATTACTACCCAGCGATAATTGATGGGTCAACCTTTGAAAAGGCCCAGCAGCTTCGCATGAAAAATGCAAAAAGCATGGGGCGCATCCGTGATTACACAGAGGACACTTCGGAGCCTACAGAAAAGAAAACAATTAAATTCAAGCTGGGTGAGGTCACGGAGAAACATAAGGACCCATACAAACAAGCAGAATTCATTTACAGTTTGATCGAAACGGAGGAAGAAGATGGAGAGTAACATTACCGTCATCCCTGCAAGAAGGCATATTGGAAATACAGTAAAAGAGCAGGATGAGCATCCAAAGCTCAGAGTTGCGGCCTACTGCCGTGTCAGTACTGACACCGATGAGCAGGAGACCAGCTATGATACTCAAGTCAAACATTACACGGAGTATATACAGCAGCATCCCGACTGGAAGTTTGCCGGCATCTTTGCTGATGACGGCATTTCGGGAACGAATGTAAAAAAGCGTGATGAGTTCAACCGCATGATAGGGGAATGCATGTCTGGAAACATTGATATGGTTATTACAAAGTCGATATCAAGGTTTGCCCGTAACACGCTGGACTGCCTTAAGTTTATCAGGCAGCTTCGGGACAAGAATATCCCGGTTTATTTTGAAAAAGAAAATATCAATTCGATGGACTCTAAGGGCGAAGTGCTGCTTACCATCATGGCATCTCTTGCGCAGCAGGAATCACAGTCACTTTCACAGAACGTGAAACTGGGTATTCAGTTCCGGTATCAGAGCGGAAAAGTTCAGGTAAATCATAACCGCTTCTTAGGCTATACGAAAGATGAGGACGGAAATTTGATCGTTGATAAGACAGAATCTGAAGCCGTTAAGAGAATCTTCCGGGAGTACCTTGATGGAGAAAGCCTTATGCAGATCGGAAGGGGACTTGAGGCAGACGGCATCTTGACCGGCGCGGGTAAACAGAAGTGGCGGCCGGAGACCATCAAGAAGATGCTACGGAACGAAAAGTACATGGGAGACGCGCTCCTGCAAAAGACATACACAACGGATTTCATTGAGAAAACGCGTGTAAAGAACAACGGCATCGTTCCACAGTACTATGTCGAAAACAGCCATGAAGCCATCATTCCAAAGGACATTTTCATGCAGGTACAGGAAGAGATGGTCCGCCGATCTAACCTTTACAGCGGGGGGAACAGAAAGAAACGGGTTTACAGCAGTAAGTACGCGCTTTCCGGTATGGTTTGCTGCTCAAAATGTGGAGAGATCTACCGCAGGATCGCTTGGAACAACCGCGGTAAGCACTCAGTTGTCTGGCGATGCTGCACGCGTGTAGAGCAAGGACCATCCGCCTGCGATGCTGAGACCATTCAGGAAACAGATCTGCAGATGGCAACAGTCCGCGCAATTAACAAAGCGATCCAGTGCTCAGATTCAATGCTGAAAATCCTGAAGGAGAACTTGACTTCGGTGATCGATAACAATACGAAAAATGAGATGGCGGAGATTGATGATAAAATGGCTGCCAGGCAGCAGGACCTTTTTAAGGCAACACAGGAAATGAAACCGTATGATGACATAGCAGATGCGATTGAAGATCTTCGTGATCAGAAGAAGAAAGTGTTTGCAGAAAAAGCTGAACAGGAGGGAAAGAAGCTGCGGATCAAAGAGATGACCGAATTCCTGTCCGGAATGAATCATATGCTCATTGACTATGATGAACAGATGGTTCGCAGGTATATCGAGCGTATTACTGTTTATGACAGTTATTACGAGGTGGAGTTCAAATCAGGGATCAAGGTTGAGATAGAAAAGTGAAAATGACTTTAGCGTCTGGCTTTCAGCTGGGCGCTATTTATTGGAAATATCTGAAAGCGAAACTTATAAATAACAATAATGAACTGGGTAGTGTCACTACCCAGATGAGGCTGCTTGCTCTGAATGGAAAGAAACGCCTGTCCAATGTTATGAATTACGATCAGATTATAGCACTTGCAAAGGAATTC